ACCGTGCTGTAGTCTCATATAAAGGCCAGTTGCTTGCTTTTAAGAATCACGTGGGTTTGCCAGCCAAAACTGAAGTGTTGTCTACTCGAGGCGATTGCGGTAGACCTTACGTTGTAAAAAACGTGAGTAAGCAGCGTCCCCTGATCGGAGTTCATGTTTGGGGAAAGGATACTGGATCGAATACAGTAGGAGTAGCAGACTTCACGTTGGAGGCTGTTCGACGAACTGAGTTGATTATAGATTCGAGAGTCTATTTGCCTGCTCAATGTGAGCCGTGGTTTATCGAAGATGATGCTTTGATAGAACAGGCTGATTGTGTGTGGCATGATACTGAGACTGAGTTTGTTGGTGAGTGCACGATGCGAGATGTACCATTGCAACGGCATTTGTCGAATTCGACTGGATTTATGCCGACTGGATTAAAGGATCGAAGTTGGGATGATGACTATGAACCGGCCCAGATGGGTGTGATAAATGGTATCCATACATTGTACACTCATGTACAGAAGTATGAGTGTAAGGCAGAGGCTACGGTTCCCGTAGCGCTTCATCAGTACGTTCTTGACCATATGTTGGCGTGTGTGCCAGTTACAGAGAGTGGTAATCTTAGTGATCATGAGGTCATTAATGGATGTGAAGGACTTTCAGGTATAGTAATGGACACTTCTCCTGGATTTCTGGCAAGATATTTCTCCAAAGGTAAGGAGGAATTGTTTGATGAGCTGGAAAGTGAAGAAGGTGAAAAGAAGGAATACCAGTTTAGTCTGAAGGCTCAGACACATCAGATGGATCATGTTGGAAAGAGTTTTGTGCAGCATTACCGAGATGAGTGTGAACGTGTGGATTGTGGCGAGGTGCCTCGTGTACTGTGGACAGCAGTAAATAAAGATGAGTTGTTGACTCATGAGAAGGTTCGTCGCGGTAAGGTCCGTGTATTCGTGGCCCCGGAGTTAACTCAGACACTTATTCAGAGACGAGTATGTGGCCATTTTATTCGTTGGGTCAGGATGCACATGGGTTTTGTGTTGTGCCATGCTATAGGGTGTGACAAAGAGACTGTGTGGCGCAAGTTTCGTGACATATTCCTTGAAGTAGGAGATCACGGATTTGACATTGACTATACGAATTATGATGGTACTCAGAGTTGCCAGGGATATAACGTTGTGTTAGCCATGATGGACAAGTTCTACGGCGGGCAACGTCGAAGTGCACGTTCTGCAGTGATGCGGTCAATAACTCACTCCTACATCATAGCAGGACGCTATGTCATGCAGACTTGTCAGGGAAATAAGTCAGGAAATGCTGCGACGGACGTATTTAATTCGCTGGCGAATTGGTATAACGTACTGGTTGCGTTTTGTGCGTCGCAGCAAATGGCTGGAATAAAGAGAGATCTTGGAGTGTTTGACCGTGAGGTAAGATGCTTAACCTATGGAGACGATGTTATAGTCTCCGCTAGTGATGATGTTCTACAGTACTTCAACCGCAACACGTGTGCGTTGTTGCTGAGAGTGTTGGGGTACGTGGTCACCGGAGCTAGTAAAGAGGAAGATTCCACACCATTTGATCCGTTTGAAAAGTTGACTTTCTTGAAGAGCCGGTTTGTAGAGTGTGACTCAGCAGTGATGGCTCCTATGCCAAAGAAGATAGCGTATCGTGACTTGATGTGGGGGAAGAAAAGAAATGATGGTGATGTAGAAGTAATGCAGATGAAGGTAGATGCTGCAGTACAGATGATGTGTCATCATGGTGAAGAAGAAACTGCTCGTTTGGTCGATCAGTTGTTGATTCTAGGTTGGGTGCCTAGAATTAAGTATAAGCAGTGGTTGAGAGAACTGTTGCTTAAACAGGAGCACGTGTTTGTTGAAACGCGTGAAGAAGGAGAAGTGGTGAGAGTGGGTCACTACTTTGGAGTGGAGGAGGAAATAACTTTCTCCACTAATTTTGATGATTAGTCTTGTATAACGTAGTGTTGTGTAGATAGTCAGCAGCAAAAACCCCAAAAACAATATTATTTAAGTACAGTTAATGTTGTTTTTATTTATTGTTCTATACGGTTTATTTTATTTTATTTTAGACTAGATATTTTGCGTTCTTGCATGTACTTGATGGGAATCTCATCCCTAAATGAGCGGTTGCGGCTGAATCCGTAGGACGTCGAGGCCCTAATCAGTAAAGTCTGGTGAAGGTACAACGGTCCGGATTATGTGTTCTTGGGAAATGTACCCGATTTATTGTGTTCTTATATTGTGTTCATTATTGTCGTTTGCATAACATGTTTAATCTTTATATTTGTAGTTTGTTCT